GCCATTAGCTATCATACTCCTCTACGATTTCATATCCACGTTCCTTAGCTAACTTAGCTAACCATTGCTTGACGTGGAGTTCATCCTTTTCTTTTACGTTAGCAGCAGCATACTGTAGAGCTAACTCTTCACCCTCATCTTCATAATAGTTCAGAATCATTACTGCAATATTACGGCAACGTAGGTCTTTGTCTTTAATACTAGCGAACTGATTGGTTTCAAACTTATTCTCGTCTTTCATTTTAATACGTGGTGTAGTCATTGTAATCCTTATTGTTATTATGCTTTGTCTTCGCAAAAGATACCACATTCAAATTCATATTCTTTCATCTTGTAACCAATAGCATCCTCAGGTAACTCATCGAGATAAATCTTAGTTCCTTTATGACGTACTAGTGTACAACCTATCCGTCTTGATTGTTCAGCTCTCTGTCTAAATACTTCTGGATGTACCTTACGTACATGGTTCCAGTAAGTAGGTGATGTAGCTTTGACACAACCAATACAGTTAGCATTAGGATAACCAAGATGGTACATCCTAGGTAGTGTTAGCCCTTGCTCTAGTAGATAGTTAAAGCAGTCTTGTTTACTGATGTTGGATTTAATTAAAACAGGGAGGATGTTATCTCTCTGTGTTTCTTTGAACCTATCATGTCTGTCTGATTCATCTGAAGTAAAACCTAAGACAACCCAATCATAGTGATTGTTCTTTTCCCAGTGCTCTCTTGCTTTCTTCTTAAGGATATACGTACATCTGGCTCCATTGTTTCCAGACATATAGGAGAACTTATCCCATACTTCAACACAAGAGGAATCAGGGAACGCAGGATGGGTTACACTCTGTATTTGTACCCCCAACCATTGTTCCGCATCTGATAGGAATCTACGATTGTCCTCATCTTCCTCAGCTATTGGATTGTTACAGACTATAACATTACATCTGTTACCATATAGCTCAAGAGTCTTCTTAGCTGCAACTGCAGAAGCTGCACCACAAGAGAACCAGACAACTATAGTATCACCGTCTCTTGGTTCCATACTTTATAGGTAGTTCTTAAGTAGGTAATCCATATCAATGATACATGGATTGTAGTTACCATCTTGTACGTTGTGCATCATTATGACACCACGCCAGTGGTCATTACCTTGTGGTCCAATGTAGCCCTCATCGTGCATATAGAAGCTACCTGCTACTAATCCCCACATCTTCTGTCCAATGTTATTGGTTACAGTTGCAATGTCAAGACCTTGCTGGTGTCCCATAGCAAAGCTATGCTTGATGTTCTTCAGCTTAGTATGGATAGTACCACCGTAGGGTCTACCACTCATAGGATTGTAAAAATAATGGGAGAAAGCAATACCCTCAATAGTAACTACTTGCAGATAATCATGTACTTCCCAACCCATTTCCTCTAAGCGTAAAGAATCATAACCAAGGAACCCATCTAGTTCTGGATGGGATTCAACATGACGCATAATACGCTGCTCATGGTTACCAATACAGAAGACCATACGTGGGCTATAGACTCTCTTCTTTTGTACTCTCTGAGCGTGCTGTAGACGCCTTAATGGACCTAGTAGAGCAGCCATACCAGCTATACCTGCATCAATGTCTGCTTGTATACGCTGTCCTTCTGCTGCTTTCTTACCCCTATCATAGGAAGATAAGGACTTCATGTCCCAGTGGTCACCAATATGTACGATAACATCAGGACGTTTCTCTATGATGTAGTTACCTAGTGCTCTAAGGTGGTCAAGAGGTACACCCTGCTTGACCTGTGTATCAGGTACAAATAATATCTTCATTAGATTGTACAACCCCCACCATCACAGTTACTATTACCATCATCTTCTTGGTACTCTTCGATGTACTGTTCATCAGCATCTAGTACTGCCATCCAAGCCTCGAAGTCATCAGGTAAATCATCATAGTCTACCATGTTCTCTTTAATTTTACTCACCTTTAATCTCCTTAACAATAGGACTTACTAACTCATCAATGATTTCCATAAGCTTGGGGTCAAATGTACCATACATATCTGGGATAGGGAGAGAATAGATAGGCTTATCTAGACTCAGAGTACTTACTACTTCTTTTACTAGACGCTCTTCACCATCTACCACAAAGATATAATCAGCCCACTCCATTAGTGCTGTACTAAGAGGAACAAGAGCATAGTCTTGTGAGGTACCACATGCTCTGGTGTTGAACCCTTGTTCTGTTAAGTACTTAGCAATACTAGGTGAACGGAGTAAACCAGCAGAGCATACACATAGAGCCTTAGGTGTGTTACCTTGGTATCTGTTGTGTGCATTAGCTAACTGATTGCGTTGACTAATAGTTACTAAGCGTCCTAGTCCCTTCATGTTAATTTCATCTTGCATACATTCTCCTTAGTATGTAGTTAATGGGGTAATCTCAACCTTTGGTATAGCATCCATCATATCATGTGGTAGTCTAGCCATGACAGCTAAGTGAATAGCTTCACTGTATGGGATTGCTTTACGTTTCTCGATACGACTTTGTCCACCCTCATAGAATGTCATCTTAAGGTTAACTAGGAAGTCGTTGGAGCTCTCTAATTTTAGCATTAAGCCTCTCCTTTGTTTCTTTTTTCTTAGCCACTTTCACCCTCTTCTTAAGGGTACGTATCTGTTTCTCTTCTGGTGTCCTGTGAGTAGGGTGAACTGGGTTATCTGTCCAGTCCCTATCCCAATACTCTAACAGTCCAGAGAATAAAACAGAGGGGTTAACATCCTTACCAAAGGATTTAAGCCAGTTGGTTATCTTACCCTCTATGGTGTTGCAGTGCCTGTGGAGTACAGCGCGGCATAAGCCAGATAGATGATTGTGGTCAAGGACAGGGTCACTAGTAATAGGCAGGTTGCATAGAACACAAACTCCACCCTGTCTTTCAAGTAGTTCTTCACGGTAGTTCTTAATTTCATTTTGTTTTAACCTCATTAGTTCACCGATGGTTTGTTAATCTCTTCACAATGTTTCTTCCAGACTAGTGTTCTGTCTGTAAGAACAACGATATCATCACCGAGTTCATCAGATGTAGCTAGGACATAGGCTATTTCGCCCCTCCCAGCCTTGCTGTATGACACCACAACAAGAGATAGGCTTGTTAGTAATACGTACCCACGGGTTAGCTGTCTATCGTTGCTCTCCGTNNATTCTACGAAGCGTACTGGTTCCATTGGGAACTGCCATAAGATGGGGTTGTTGTTCTCGTCTAGGTGTCTCGTCATCCATAGTAGCTGACCGTCCTCCAGTAGTCGAGATGAACCAGCTTCTTCTCCGTAGTAATCTGCGAACAGATTCCATACCTTTTGAAACATTTCTTCTTCTGTTCTGCATTCGTTAAGAGTCCTGTATGCTAGTACATCCCCGCCTCTAGGTAACCCTTGGATGTTATCAGTACGGTCACCCATGATACACTGAGCATAGAAGAACTTAAGTCCACCACCTATCAGCTTGGACTTATCTCCTCTACCATCTAGCCATAGGGAACCTAACTCATCGAATAGGTGAGGACCGAATGTCTTCTGAGCCCCTACACTATAACCAAAGTGCCACCCCGGAACCATACGTAAGTCTTTGTCACGAGTTACTATACATGATTGTTCTCCTAGTTCTATCTGTCGGATAGCTAACATATCGTCAGCTTCCATACCGTTAATTACTTTCACTCCATGCTTGTGCTCTAACCACGTTCGCATGTTCTCATAGTGGAAAGGTTTGTCAGAATGTCTGTTACCCTTGTAAGGTAGGTTCTTAGCAATAGCGTGACGGAAGTTACCATCACCTGTTAAGAACCCCTCCCATGTAGTAATACCTGCCATTGTTTTAATCTCTTCGATACGTTTATCAAAGAGTTCAATGCAGTACTTAAAGGGGAGGACATCTATCTCACCTGTGTCCTTGTCTTTACGTTGAGCAGCAAATGGAATGTCGTATGTCCATAAGTCAAAGTACGTATTAGTACCGTGTTCACCGTGCGATTAAGTCTCCTAAACGTAAAGAAGGGGGGCAAGGACCCCCTCACTATTACCTAAGGACTTGTCGTCATCAGCCTGTGCATCTAGCTCCACTTCCAAATCTAATTCAGGAGTACTAGCTGTTACAGGTCGTGGTTCACCTGATAGCATAGCTTGTAGCTTACTACCGTTGAACTCTAAGTTAGCCTTAATCTTGTTCTGAATGAACTCAGGCAGCTTGTCCCATACCTCACGAGATGGAGAGGAGAGGTCAAACACACGAGGTGGATTCTCTAGTTCAGGTACATCAATACCATCCATGAGGGGTGTGATGTCAGAGATGTTATCAAAGACTTTACCCTCATGTTTACCCTGACCTTTCTCATTGGTAACAACAACAGCACATGCTCGACCAATTAGCTTGGACCAATCACCCTTGCTGGTATCGTCTGGGTCAAGGACACTGTACATCTTGACCATCTCTGAGTTCTCAAAGGTACTGACGTTAATCTCTTTGTCTAGCCAACGAGGACGTGACTCACCGTCTACCTCAATACGTTGCTTAGGTAACTCGAATGTTAAACGGATACGATAAGCAGGTTTCTTATCAACACCTTTCCAAGGTAGGCGAGGCTGTAAGCCTAAGTCAATGATACCTACAAGGATACCGATGTGACTACCTCGTGGTACTGGAACATACTCTTGTCGTGCTTTCTCTTTATTGCGTACTGCATTCATGTTTAGTGACATATTGTCTTCCTATGTTAGTGTACTTCATACCAGTTTTTACCTATCGCTGCTTCACCCTCTTGTGAGCAGGATAACTTGAAGTAATTACTACTCCAAGCAATAGCATCCTCAGCCATCTGAGCGAACTCTTTGGCTAAGTCTTGCCTTACTTCAGCAGAGAACTCAATCGTGTACGTTAGACTACGAATACCATACTCTCTACCATGTACCCAACCTTTCTTGGTACAGTCTGAGTAGAGTTTACAGAGAGCAGCTTGCATCATGATAGCCTCGTCTGATTGTAACATGTATACAAGTATCTGATGTTCAGATGGAATGAAGATAGGTCGACCATCTAAGCCACGGATGTAACCGTTCTTGTAGTCTAACTTACCCCAGTCGTTCATGTATACAGTTGCGTTTGACTTCCACTCTTCTGTAAGTTTATCAATCAAAGCAGCCTGTGCTTTGAATACACCTGATAAAGCTACACGAATGTCAGCCCCTACTTCCTTACCTGCCTTAGCCATCTTACCAAGCTTGTTGTCAGAAGCTCCGAACTTCCAACCGTAGTTGAAGTTCTTTGCTATCTTACGGTTGATTAACTCAAGCTTATGCTTGGCTAGAACCTCATTGATAGCGTGCATTGCTAAGCTATGGCTGTCTGTACCATCGTCCTTGTTACCGTCAAGTAACATCTTAGTAAACGATGGGTCATTGGCTCTAGCTGCAAGCATCCTATCCTGACATGACTTAGCATCAGTACCTACAATGACATAGCCTGACTTACTGGAAAATATCTTACGCATCTGCTTGCCGAAGAAGGCATCAGCAGAGGGTATGTTAACGATACCTCCATGAGTGAGTCGTCCTGTTGCTGCGATACCTGTAATGCGCTGGGACATTCTACCGTCTGTTCTAATAGACTGTTCAAAACCTTGGAGGACTGAGAGCCTGTGTTGGCACTTGGTTCTCTTGGCAATGAGTCTACCAACCTTACCGTTAACACCAACGAAAGGGTCGTCAGCACTAAGTTTAGGAGAAGAACGGATAGGATTACCCTTGTCATCTGTAGCAGGTCTACCTGTTGTTGGGTCCTTCTTATAGTTGTACTCCTTAGGTATCCACCCATCGTTGAGTAGCATGTCTTTGACTTCCTTATCGGAAGCAATGTTAACACGACGGTACTCAAGTCTAGAGAATGGACCACCTACATGTTGAGTAGTATCAGCATCTGGGTAATGCTTGAGTGTAATAGCAGCGTACTTACCGCTCTTAAGGAATGGTTTCTTAACGTATCCATACTCACCACCTTGTTTGGTTTCAAGGGGGATACAGATAAACGGAAGATGATTCTGTAAGACAGTATCAATACGCTCAATCCACTTGTTGAGTTGCTTGATGTACTTACCTAGTAGAGGTACATCAATACCCCAAGCATAGTGTTCCTGCTTGTGGAAGATGTCAAAGAGTTTGAATGACATTTCAAATACTGACTTGGGCCAATCATACTTCTTCATCCTTGCTAAGCACTTACGGTATATCTCAAGCTGAATGAAAGTATCTTCTCTGCAACGGTGAAGCATAGCCTCACTGAACATAGACCATTCATTGTGGTCAGGCTTATGTCTACCAAACCTAGCACCCCATGCCTCAACAGAGTGAGGTCCTGCTTTTACACCTGCTGGTCTACTGATGTTGTAGTACAGGAGCCTAGACATAATCAGGGAATTCTATTTTGTTTCCTCTGAACTTATAACCTAGTACACTGTCCAGCACGGGGTAAGTCATACGAGAGTACCATTGTGACGCNACTAAGGTCTTACAGGTGGACATGAATGATACCATCTTGTCCATCTCATTAGGTCTAAACTCGTAGACTTCCTCCGTGTTGACATCAATAAAGACACCACACCATATCCTAGTACAGGCTGGATACAGGTCATTACCCTCAAGGTCAAATACACATGTTCTCATAGTTAATCTTCTTGCATAGCATAGTCCCTCTTATCAATCTGAGATAGTTGACCTGACTGTCTGTTGTAGAAGAGGTGAACACGACCACTCTCGCCGAAGTTCCTATCCTCAAGGAGGACTAAGTCCCTCATGTTACGTTGTTCTTCTGGTAAGTCTGGGTCTTTGTTACCCTCGATACCAATCATACCATGACATGACCGCATCATAGCACGAGAACCAGCGAACTGTACTGACTGTACAGCACCACCACGTTCGTGTGGTTTACCTGCATCAGGTTTGTTAAGGTGACAGAAGATGAAGTAAGTGAAGTCTAGTTCCATAGCCATAGCTGCAATCTCTGAAGCTATCTCTACGAGTACNTCNTTACGTTCACCTGCTGATATNCCAACAGTGAAGCAAGTAATAGGGTCAATGATTACCCTCTTACAACCCTGACCTACAACTGACTGCCTGATAGCGTGCTTGACATCAGTCCAGTCTGTCTTNTGATANGAGTTAAACANGATAACATTGTCAGCAATGATGCTTGCACCCTCATCGAACGCATCCATATCGAACTCTATCTTGGGGTCATCGAATACCCTACCTACAGCGTAACCTGCTAACTTCCTAGCTGTTACTACTGGGTCTTCCTCAGGCTTACAGAGGAACACACGCTCCCCATGTTCAACTACGAAGTGAGTAGCTAGGGCATTTACTACACAGCTCTTTCCCCATCTTGGTTCCTGTCCCCAAACGTAGTAACCCTCTTTGGTTCGNNTACCTCTGGTCAGGNCTAGNCAGTCCAGCCCAAGGCCAGCTAACACCCATCTCAGGTCTTACCTTTGCTTTCTCCCACAATGAATCAGAGCTGACCATCTTACCTGATAGTCTGGTCCTAGAGTTGAACATGACAGTATTGAAGCACTCCTTGTCCATCCCTGCCTTGAGCATTTCATTAGCATCCTTGAGGGGTAAAGATGCTACCTTAGCATCAGGCATGAGCTTGAGGAAGTTGTCAATGGCTGTCTGCCCCGGCTCGTCATTGTCGAACACAAGGATAACTTCCTTGAACTTTTCTTTCATCTTGCCGATGTAGGGTGACATCATGGGTACACTAGTAACACCACTAGGTAGTGAGATAACAGCAGCAGGGCTGTCGAATGTACTGTGCATCATGATAATCTTGAACAAGGACAGGGCATCTATCTCACCCTCAGTTATAAATAACTTGGAGTGCTTAGATAACAAGGCTTGTTGCCAACCGAAAGGTTCAAGACCTGTGGTCTCACCTAACTTAAAGAACTTCTTACCGTCTACGACACGGACATTGTAGCCACGGATAGAACCATTCTTAGTATAGGGGTAGAAGTGCATGGCTACATCAGTACCATTCTCTTCTGATAGACCTACTCTTACATTGAAGTGCTGAAGAGTACGAGCGTTTAGTTTCCTGTCAGGTAAGTCCTTAACAGGGTAGGTAGCAATGTCTGCTAGTTCCTGTTCAATCTCTTCCTTGGTCTTAGACCTAGGCTTAGGGGGTTCATATCCATCAGGCATGTCAGCATAGGGGTGTCGTATAAAGCTACTACATGAGAAGCAGAACCCGTTGTAAGTGCCATCTTTCTGTTGGAAAATTCCTAGGGCATGCGCCCCACAACCTCCCTTATCTTTATCGTGGATAATCTTTTCTACGTATGTGCCTTTCTGCATAGTCCTCCTTCTTGTTTTGTACTTGATTTATTAATCTGCAAGTCCTTAATCAATTCTTTCGTGTTAGTCATTCCCTTTCCCCTTAACCTAACATAATATTTCTTTGTATGGTATTTAATTTGACAACAAGATTCCGTAAAAGTTCCGCATGTCCGCGAATTTCTATCGGGTCTACATTTTCAATACCCTCTACTGCTAGTCGTAACATCATAATGTTATAAGGTTCTACCACATTTACAGCAGGTTGAGGTGGTACTAAGTCAGGTACTTCCTCTGCTACTAGTTCCTCAACAACAGGTACAGGTTCTGGAGCAACTCTCTGAGGAGCTCTAGGAGCTCTTATACCATTAACCCCTAGTGGATGTACCCATGGGGCAGGTTGAAGGCCGTCACGGACTCGTTTGAGGGCTTCTACGTACCGTTCAAGGGTGGTTCCCTCAACACCACAGGCTGTATTCACCTCAAGTACTACTGCTTCACGTATATCCTGACCTATTGTCTGAACAACATCAACGGCTCCGAAGTCAAGACCTAAAGCATTAACAGCTTTGACTGCTTGGTCTAGTACAAACTGAGATACGGGTTGAGTTAAGTTAACCTCGTAGATGAAGCCACCTGCTAGGTTACGGACTTGCCAATTGACCCGTTCAGCAGGAACTTCACGACGACGAGCCTTACGTTGTACATGAATGACTGTACCTTTCATTACATGGACACGGAACTCCTCATTTTTAGGGACATAAGATACATAGAGGGGTGCATCTTGTAGTTCATTATCATTACGAACTAGACGGATACCCTCACCGCTATGTCCTGTTAACTTGTGACGCTCTACTACAGTCTTATTGCCACGTAAGAAGTTAAGAGCTTCAGCCTTGTCTGTAGTAAAGGCAGGGACTTCAACGCCTGCATCTCGCATGACTTGGAATGCTGTGAGCTTGTTGCTTGCCTTAGCAATAGATTCAGGTCGGTTGATGTAAGTACAACCAACAAGTAGAGGGTAAGTTGAATTACCCCAGTTGATTACTTGTTGAGGACGACGAGCAAACCGACCTGCATTATTGTTAGCTAAGGCTACCTGCTTGATACCGAGAGCCTCAGCAATAGCTCTAGCTGACTTAGAGCCTTGCTTGTATGGAAGTAATAACATAAAATCTCCTACTGTTTGTTGTAAAGAATGAATTGGATACGGTCAATAGCTTCATAGATGTTTGAATCATCAATGAATTCTGCGTACTCTGAGTACAGTGCATCACCTAGTACCTCACGGAACAGTCCGTTAGTACCTAACTGAGAACACACACGGAGTAAATCATCAGGTGTCTTGAGGGTCAAGGAGAACTTCTTGATAGCTAGTAGAGTATTAACCCATGCTAACATCTCGTCCATGTGGGTGATTGGTCCAGCAATACGGGACTCAATGGTACCAAAGCGGATAAGAGGGAAGAAGTTCATGGCACTGTACTTGATATTATGTTCACCAACATCTCGTAAGAATCTAATGTCATCAAGGTAGATACATACGGGAGATGATGTTACCTGNNTGTTCAGCATTAGAGCTAGTCAAGCAGAATAGATTGTCAGCACGATTACGGTCCCCAGTACTAGAGCAAGAGCATCCTCGAATAACATGTGAGTAAAGAGAAACATACAGCACTCTTTAACAGTGTTGTTAAGGAAGTCAATATGTACGTGGGTACTACAATACTCACTGGGGTTAGGGTTACCAACAGCACATGCTTTGTGCATGAGCTTGATAGCATTCCATACATCCTCACCAGCTAGGGGTTTACTAAAGTAATACTCTACACCTTCGATACGTAGAGAACCGTCACCCTTGTTTGCCCAGTACACGTTGATAGGCGGCATCTTACCACACCCCTCTAGTTCTAACTCAATACCCACATGGTTAGGGGAAACCAATGGGGCAAATACTTCTGGCTCCTTGAGGGGAGTACCCCCCAAGAAACTTGCAATAGTCTTAATCGTCATCGTCTTGCTCCTCTCTCTCTTCTTCATTCAACCTAGCTAGGTCTCTTAAAATAGTACGGGCAACTGCAGACATTCTAGTTCTATCATGGCGTACTGATAGACTTTCTTGACACGCGTCTACGAGTCTTTGTAATGGAACTGCATTACCAAGGAATAGTCTTTCTTGACACTGTATAAGGATAGAAGAGACTGCTGAAGTTATTGGGTCCCACATGGTGCGACTGAGAACAGAAGTAACTACGATGTACTTAAAGATAGTAGTCATAGTTACTACACCATTGGGTCCTTGATAACACTTAGCGTCTAAGTTGTAACTAGCACCCTGTAGTTTAGAAGTGATTAAGGTACGAAGTCTCGCTGCCTCACTACGAATATCGTCGAAGTCTCGTCTCCTAGTCATTTCAATAATGGTATCAAGATACCTAGACCATGAGTTGATATCGACTAGTCTGTGCTGGTCACCAGCCTGATAACTACCTCTTGAGTTTATTCTTGTGAAGATATGTCCATACGTTGTAAGACATCTTTTCATTTCATTTAAGTAACGATTAAAAAACTCTTGCGGGAGGGTAAGAGGATTTACATCATTATTTTCTTGTACTCTTTCTTCTTGTGGTGCTGGGTCACCTGCACCAAAAGCTCTACGTACTACTGCTATTTGCTGCAAAAAGTCTTCGTCAACATGTGGGTCCCGAATTTTTTCCTTTGGGTTAGCTTTGGGCCTAGCAGTAACGACAACATCAGTGAAACCAATGCGCTTGAATGTATCAACCAGCATCTCAGAGTCAGGAACTAACAGTAACTTACCATCATCAGTAACAGAGCCAAGACTCTGATTACCGTAAGCAATACCTATCTTACCCTTGTTCTTAAAGATACCAATGTTACGAGTAATACGTAGACCGTAGGTATCATACTGCTTGAGGGTACTGATGGCTTGGTCAAGTGGTACGTTAACAGGGTTGAAGATGTCATACACATTGAGACGAGCGCCACGAGGTGAGGAGACAAAGGACTTATTCTGATAAGCATCAGGGTCAAAGCCTTGCTTCCAACGACGACGTGGTAAACGGCTACTGTAATTCAGGACACCGTTATTACCTGACATACCTACCTTAGGTGCTGGTAGTATAAGGTCAGGGTCTTTGAACTTAAAGTCAACCTCATAGACAGATAGGCTACCATCAGGTAGTACCTCGTGTCCTCTGAACTTAGGTTCTTTATCTGTTCCGTATACTTCACTTACATAGATAGGAACAATACGACCACTAGATACCTTACCAATGTAAGTCTGACGGTATCGGGACTCGTAATCATTCTTGTGGCGAAAGTGCATAAACCCTCCTAAGGCATACGGATATTTAACTTAGCAACCAATGCTTGTGCTGCATTGATATCGGAGTTGTTAATGATTGACTGAACATCACCAGCTTGGGCAATGATGTCCTCGTAGTTAGCTAACTGACTAACAGCTAACTCTGACTGCTGGAATACCCAAGCCATGAGTGCTGTGTCATGTACCCAGAAGTTGGATAAGCTACGGTACTCAACACCATAAGACTTATAACGACAAGCACCAGCCTTACCATACATAGAACGACGCTCTACATCTGGGTCAAGGATAACAGAGGGGACACCGAGGTTGATGTCCATCAACTGGATAACCTTGTTCATCTCGTACTGTACGTCCATGTCACCGATGTCTAGGTTACTACCTAGTCCAATGTGAACGTGACCACCTGCTGTACGCATTGGTCGTGCTTGGTCAGGGCGCGGGTTAACTGAAAAGGTATAGGCATTGAAGTCTGGGTCACAACCCATCTCGACTTCTTCTGGTTGTCGTGTCATGAGGTAGTCAGTAGTCATGTGTACTGTACACTTGCTATCAAACTCAATGTCAGATGGGATAGCCTGACGAATCTGAGCAAGCACAGTAGTAATGTTACTGATGAACTCATTGACATTCTTGGCTGGCTCGATGTTAAACTCAAGAGCCATACCATCTACCTGTACTGCACCTTGCAGTAATGGGTAAGGGTTCTGCTTGTTACCTTGGACTAAACCAAAGGCAGAAATAAAGTTGTTGTTGCGTTTGAGGAATACCTCAGGGTCACAGCCTAATGACATTAGCTGAATCATATCATTCTCCTAGTTTTGGTACATTGTGTTTACATCGAAGTCCTTACAGCCACCACATAAGAACGCATTCTCAGACACCCAAGTTAAATCTTTGTGGTCTTTGATAGTAACAGGGGACGAGCATAAAGCACAGCCACACTTAGTTAACTCTGCGTACTTACGTACTGATATCTTTCTTCCATCGAAACCCTCGACAGAAATCTGAACCACGTTCACATCTTCTTCTACTTCATAGACAGATGTGTCCATTGGTTTTGCTTTAGCTTTCCCTGCTGCTCTTCTATCCTTTTTATTTTTTCTAGCTAGTGGCGGGTTGACAGTGCCACCAGTTACAGTTGTAATGACGTCCTTCATCACAACCTTGATGTCTACCTGACCGTTAAGTACATAGGTAATGTCTGTACCTTTACCATCGTCAGCTAGTTTGATAATCATGTGAGAGAACTTAGCTTGAACTTTCTCCACCTTCTTAAAGTCTTTGCTAATCTGACGGTAAGTAACAGGTGTAACCTGAGTCATGACTCGCTTATCACCTACTGAACCTGTGATGAAGTAGCTAGTATCTCCGTTACCAGTTGACATCATACCTGTAACATTCATGAAGACATTAGAACCTTTGACAAAGTAACCCATGTTAGTATAGTTAGAAGTAACATTACTAGAACCACGATTGGTTTCGTAGTTCCTTCCTGCGTAGAAGTTACTTGCTGGGGCAATGTACGGCGGGGCTTTCTCTTTAAGCTTGACATCAGTGACAGTGACTGAGTCCTTACTTGGAAAGCTATCCATATCTATGATGATATGTACGCCCTCCTTGATGTTCATGGTAGCATCAAGCTCAATACCAGCACGCTTGGCAGCTATCTGAAACATCCAAGGCTCGGAGGCAAAGACTAATAGACTACCATCCTTGCTTGATGCCATAGACAAGGGACGCTCCTCATTACGTACCATATGGACTGTGTTGTCTAAACTGTCATGCCATACTAAAGCAAATGCCCCGTTGAGTTTGGCAAGTGTAGGTTCAACACCCTCAAGGGACATGTTGTAGTATAGGTTGTCACTGTCAACAGTAAAGGTAGTGTTATCCTTGAGGTCCCAACGAGTACGTAGTGTACCGTTGTGAACACCTATGATAGTACCATGCTCAAATGGGTGAGAGGCAGCATCACTGATACCACCAACAGTAGCATGTCTGTTGTGACCAATGAGTACATGGTTAAGGGTATCCTCAAGGATGCGTTTAGCTGGTGAGAAAGCAGGGAAGTCCCAGCCATTCACAGCTTTCTTGTAGCTTGTCCTAGTACCATTACCATGTACAGCAATGACACCAGTACCATGCTCACCTCGTAAGGTATCTAGACGTAACAAGTCCTTAAACATATCACGAGTACTAGCTGTGGGTTTCTTAGTTATAACACCTACGATTCCGCACATGTTAATCTCCTTTGATTTTAAATTTGTTAGGGTCTAACTTCTTATTACCAAGTAAGGTATTAGTAAGGGAGAAGTCAGTCAATGCTTCTACAAACGAATAGAAGTGGTCACGTAGAGCATTCAAACGTATGTCAGTATGCTCAGGGTGTGGTTGATAACATAGGCAATCTGTATATGGATAGTATACAACCTCTGGTTCAAACGGTAAATCTATCTTGTCATGGTACAAGACACCATATACACCTGAACCTGTTGGTGGCATGTACTCATACTTGAAAGCCTGTCTTGGTGAGGAGTAACCAAGTAAGACGTACTCATCATCAGGTAAGTCAAAGGGGTTCATCATCTGGTGATGGGTTGATGAAGCATACACAGTGGTATGTTTACCATCAAGACCTAACACATCAATGGGGTGTCCGTTAACGTGACCATCAACATGCTGATAAAGACTACCACCATTCATGACGGTAAGGAACTGAGCACCACGACAGATACCAACCATAGGTATGCCTAGCTCAACAGCCTTGTGATAGAGAACTTTCTCTGACTCATCCCTCTCAACAGATGACCATACCTTGTTGTGTTTGACTTGTTTGTATATTGATGGGTCAACATCAGACCCACCAGTGAATACAATACAGTCAACATCATCTAACAAGTACTCATCAGCAGGTGAGTAGTTAAGGATATGGATGACAGTACCTAATGGTAGGAACAGATTGACCATCTGCTCATTACCTTGTACGACTAAGAATTTCATTTACTTTCTCCTTTGTTTAGTAGGGGTTCAATGTGGTCTTGATAATACATGAGGAAGACACGGTTAACCTCCTCGTAAGAGTAAGTAGTATTCATACCCTCTGTTTCACCATCAGCGTACTGATTAGTCATATCTAATAGCTTGGTATCAAGCTGAGACCTATATACTCTGTTGTCAGTACTGTACTTAGACCAACCTCCTGTCTTACCAACAAGACAATAGGGTTTCATGGTTGTGTATGCTTTCTTACAACAGGTATTGTATGCTTCGACTAGCTTACTAGCACTAGATAAACAACTAGGGTTATAGATATCGTGACCATACTCACTACGTACTGCTACTTTTAACTTAAGGAAAGGTAACCTTACCTCGGAGTCTCTCCCATAGAATCCAACCTTTTCACAAGAGCCACGTACTGCATGAGCTAGTAGATGAGCTAGGTCAAATGGTACACCATTACTAGTAAGATAGTTAATGAAAGGCACCCAGCCAGCACGCTCACCAACATAACGGGTAAGGGTTAACGTACCCATTATCACATCTTGAGGTGTAGTACATACTACCACTGTACCATAGGTGTCTAGGAACTCCTTGAAGTCACCATCAACAGGGTTAATATAGTTCTTAGCAAAGTAAGACTCAGTGAATAGACAGGACATGTAGTAGTATCCTGACTCTACCATTTGGTTTTCTACTTGGTAGTTAGTCTGAACAAGGACAGGTACACTAGCATCATTGTGGTCATTGAACCAGTGAGATAGGTTACCATGACAGGGAACATCTAATCTATTTTTCTTATACAGCTTACCCTTTAGGATATAAAAAACACAGTGAGCATAGATATTACTAGTGTCACTGAAGTCATATAAAAGATGACGGTTAGCAGGAGCTACAAGAAACGCAGCAACAATACTAACTATACTTAGCGTTTCTTTTTCTGTCCTCTCATCTTTCCATAATGAATAACCCAACAGCTCATTGACATCACCTATTAACATGGTCATGTTCTCCTCTAAAAATTTATTTTTTAATTAACGGAACTAAATTAAATCCCTATGGTCTAAACTCATAGGGGACTCAGGAAATATACAGGAAACTTCCTAGGAAATATACAGGAAATATAATAGGAAGTAATAGAAAGTAAATAGGAAATATACAGGAAGTATAATAGGAAACTTCCTAGGATATTTCCTTAGGTACTAGATACGGAAGCAATCATTAGGGAAGATAGTAAACTCTTCCTTAATCTTCAACAACCAATCACGTTCACGAATCAATCTAGTTAACTGCTGACGNAGGTACTTACTACGTACTGGACTGATACCTTTCTCATTGATAGCTGTAACAACTAGGTTACGCTCATGTTTATTATGAGCACATTGCTGTAGGTAAGTTGACTTAAGCATTCTCTTTCTCCATCTTCAATAATAGTTTACGATACCGTTCAACGGATTCAAGTAGCATCTTCAAATCGCTACGAGGAATAAGAACATACATGGGGTTGATACCCCTTGCTTGTTCATCTAACTTAGACTCTAACCTTTTCTCAAGGGTAGTCTTAGCTCTTGCTATGAACATTCCAGTCACCACTCTCAACAGGCATGGCATCAGGGTACTCACCAGATGGCATGACATACAACCACAATGGCTGGTCACCATCCCCAATGTCTAGCTGTCCTACCTCAGTACGTTTGTACCAGTTAGGGTGTCCTTCTAACCTATCACATGCTTCCAGCTCACTGTCAGTGATGTGATAAATCTCAACAACAATACTCTTACCTTGACTTACCTGTGCAATAGGGAAAGCACCAAGACTCTTCATCTCGAAGCCACCAATAGACATAGTAAGTATTTCTTCAGCGTCCTTAATTAACCTGTGATTACCGTACCCTTTACGAAGTGTACCGTATACAGCAACAAGATGCTTAGGTTTACGTTCTCTTAGTTTCATTGAAGAACTCCTTAAGTTTATGAGAGAAGTCCTGAGAGCGATTCTCAGGCGTTGTTTCCTCTACCCTTAGGGGTAGGCTAGGTTGATGGGAGATAACGTCACCACGGCTCTGTTTGGTGGCTTTATCATGGGCTTGACAGTGGTATCCGTGGTCAAGTTCACGGAGTCTACGAGAAAACTCTGTCATGTCTATACTCCTTACTNTTCTTNGAGCATGTCGCTCCTTAAGATACGTACCNAGTAGGTACAGGATAA